GCGTCCATTGTAGGATATATGTGGTTAACTGCCTTAACATTTACAAACTCACTCCCAATAGTAAGTATGAGTACTAGGACATACATTATTCTGACTCTATAGGATCGTCAGTGGTTACATCTTTAATGACATCTACAGTTTTCTCATAGACCACAACACTTGTTTCCCAAGATGCTTTAGCTACAGGCTTGACTACGTTATCATAAGTACCTACTGCTGTTAATAGATAAACTACAGGCACTAATAAATTAAATAACAACATGATTAACTCCTTTTATTGTTGTTGTTACAGTAGCACAGTAATTAAACTATGTCTACCACTTCGCACACATCACCAGTACAAGCCATAGTTTGCATAGCAATTGTGTTATCTTCTTGTTCATACTCACTGAGCTTAGACCAATCTATAGACTTTGGCATCTTAGCTAGTAACTCTTCATACTCTTCCTTAGCACAATCCTGATAAGGTGCTTGCTGATAAGTATGATCTGAGTGTGGCAAAAATGATACACCTGACATTTCATCAAAGTGTTTATAGACAAATGCGCCTACTTCCATCCATTCATCAGCACGAACCGACACTGTTACAGAAGGTTTGTGTTCACACCAGTGTCGCTGATAGGTTAGCCATGTCTCCAACTGTTCAATGGCTGACATATCGTTTCGAGTTACAGCTTTATTTGGTGACTTCACTGGGAAGCTAAACACTGTAGTGCTATCAGGTTTCATCACACAAGGCTCATTAGGTATGCCTTGATCCTGCATCATCTGTGTTAGAGGATCTTTGTTATCACCACGAACTGTTCTGATGTAGTAAGGTGAGTGTCTAGCATGTATACCTGATGCTGAGTCAACTAATTGTGATACTGTTCCGCTTGGCTTGACGCAGGTGATTGATGCACTTGTTGGAATGCCAAGGCGGTCAGCCCAAGTAGTATTAGTACGAAGAGCGATTTCTCGTAGATGTTCAAGAGTCTTCTCCAATCCTTTGTTTGCTGATGTCATAAGAGGGTTGTCCATTATCCCTGTGAGTGACACACCCAACAGACGCTCCTCTTCCGTATTCGTTGTCCACACCTTCCGCAAGTATGGAAACTTGGTGTATGACGATTGTATCGTACCCAAAATAGTAGCAAGTCTAACTTTTCTTTCCAAGTCATCCACGTTATCCGTAGCCCTAACCACCACTTCAGTAAGATTACAAAACTGATATGGTCTAAGAATGATCTCAGAGCAAGGGTTAGTTCCAAACTCATAGTTAGAATCACGTCTTCCAAACTTCTCAGCTTGTTTCTTGGATGCTTCACGATTAAATATACCTCTCTCGCCTGACTTGCTTTCTACTAACGCCAACCATTCACGCATGAACGTTTCTGAGTCGGGCTTTTCTGTATAAGATACACTGTTATTAGCTAACGCCCTGTGTGCAGCTTCATTCCACCACTGTCCTGACTTAGCGTGACGCATACGATCATCACTGAGGTTAGACAAACTAATCATGGCACTACGTCTAACACCACCGACTACAACTATCTGACCAATGAAACACATTAGGTCATGACACTCTAAGCTAGATAGCCTACGTCCTTGAGCATCCTTGAATGTCTTTACTGCAAAGTTGAATAGCTCAACAAGAGGTGCAGGTCCACTAGCTCTACCACCAAACGTTTTTAGTCTTGCACCTGCAGGACGTACTCTGCTAATATCCCACTGAGGAATTTCACCTGCCCATAGAAGTGCCAATACTTGTCTAAACGCCTTAGCCCACCCTTCCTTGCTGTCCTTTACCACAACGGTAGTATCACTCTCGAAGAGTTCAGGTACTTCGGGAAGCTTGCTAACGAACTGTCTCTCAACACTGAACCCGACACCAGTACCACAGAGGAGGATGTACATAGCTTCATCGAAGGACTTAGGATCATCTACGGGTAGATAGCTACAGTTATAACCTGCAGTGTTATCTCTATCTAATGCTGCACCTGCTGTCATCATAGCTCTCATGCTAGGCATAATGTCTAACGACAGGATAGCCTGTTCTATCTCAGTAGATGTCTGTTTATCTATCTTGTCACCTACTACGTTCTCTACATAACGACTGACTGTCTCAGGCCAAGACTCTCTGCCCATGCCATCAATGTATTTAGCATACCGTGATTTGTGTATAAAGCTTTGGTAGTCTGTTGGTAAGTAGTTATTCATGTTTCTTCACCTCTATCTTTCTAATTACTGCACCATCAATATCATAAATAATATCTTGGAATAACTCAGTAACTGCCTCCTCGTGCATCTCTGCTACTATGGGTAGTATCCGTTCTTCCTCGTCTATTTCTATTGTTAGTTTAATATTAAACTTCATCTTTTATCGCCACTACCTTGAATGGTCCCTCGTTCCATGCGGCTGTGAAGTTTATCTAAGTTACACCTAGCTATGTATCCCATGTCAAAGTTTAGGTCACGACACAAAGCTGCAATATACCACAGACAATCGCCTACCTCTGCAGCGACATCCTCTCTGTCAAACTTCCCATCCCTTAACATCTTCTTTACTTTGTTGGCTACTTCACCTGCTTCACCTGCGAGTCCCAATGCAGGATAGACTATCTTGTGTTCATCAGGATATATAGCAGTCTTGTGTGCTTCTATCTGATAATCACCAAATGTCATTTCGTACATGTCTTTCCAGGCATCTATATCATCTTGTGTTATCATTTATGTATCTCCTTATAACGCTTCTTTAATCTGTTAAGATACCAAATAGCTTTATCAATATCCTCTAAGCCATTCTTGTACTCATGCCTCCACAAATACTTTAACACGTTAGCAGCGTGAGGCGCAGTATGCCCTGACATATTCTCTGTCATTGCTTCTATAGCTTCAATACATTCTATATTACTGTGATTGTAATGCACTGGATTGTTTACCTGATCGTAGTCAAGTGTTGTCTCACCAGTTAGTGTAATTGTTGGTTCCATTATGCGTTCCCTTTTGTCTTAGTCCACTTGTTAAGTGTATATACATTTCCCTTTTTTATTACAACAGGTTTTTCATCTTCCATCTCCGCTGCATCCATAGCAATCAAGTAATCTCTGTGTTCTTTTACCATGTCGTACAAGTCAGGTTCTTCATTAGCTAAGTCTAAGAAAGCTGACATCATAGTTGCTATCTCTACTATCCCATTCACAACAGAATCAGGTAAGTCATGGTCAGGAGATATTGCTATCGATACATTAGAATCACCTCTCCACTTCTTAGGGTTATCGTAATCTATTGGACTTATGACTATCGCTATTTCATCATCACCTATCTCATGTCCCATCAGTTCTTCCTTTTTGTTTTTAACTCTATCTTCTTAACTGTAATCTCTTTACCTTTTTCTTTCAGCCACTCTTCAGGTATCACACGATGCGCCCACTGAAACTTGTGCTGCTCACACCAATTACAATACCTAGACTTAGCACCCTTGTATAACTTGGCGTTTGCGTTACTGAATACAAACCGTATGTCTAACTCAGGGTGTTGTCTCTGTATCTCACGATGCTTACGTCTGTCTGCACTATCAAAGATGCCTTTAGTCTCAATGATAATACCGTTGTCTAACACGAAGTCTGGTGTGTAGGTGCGGTAACGTAAGTCTTCCCACTCTACTTTCAGTACTTCGTATCTGACTTTCTTTTGATTCTGTCGCAAGTACGCAGCAACCTCTTTCTCTAGGCCACTGCGATACCTACCTTTGTTATGCCTCCGCATACTCAGGACTCAGTAGAACGTAATCTACTATTGGTGGGTTTGCAGCATTTGACATTACTGCTTCACGAGTCTGTATGTTAGGCCAACACTTATGCTTAAACGAACAGAAACCACACTCAGGTCCAAGCTTTAGATTACCAGTTAGTTTACGGTAATGTGTCTCTGGAACTGCCTCATAGCAACGCTCAAAAGGTTTATCCTCATTGATGTACCCTACCGTTTGCTCAATGCTATCCATCACTGCAGCCTTGTCTACGGAGCTTGCATCCACATACTTAAACTCACCGTTAGCTTTGTTGACTACCCACCAACCACCGACATCTAAATCTGCAGCTTCAGCGTAACCTACTAGCTGAGATACATAACCAAAGCTATCACTCCTAGCTAGAGTTTCTAGAGTATTGAACTTGTTCTTGTATGACCAAGGTGAAGCTGACTTAACATCATCTACCTTACCATCAAGCACCATGTCGTACTCACCGTTTACTTCTGTGCCATCCTTTAACTTAAGGGTGACACTATCATTGTCTTTGAAGTCCACCTCAGCAGCACGAAGAAGACCCTTGAACACTGCTTCCACAATGTCACCTATGATCATGTTGATCAAGAAGTGTGGCGGTAGTGGTGTCTTATCTTCAGGGTCATTCTTCTCAAACCATAGCTGACAAGTAGGACGCCCAATGTTGGACATCCTAAGTCTAAACTTGTCACGAGGTTTACCACCGAACTGCTTCTCTAGCGCAGCCTCAACATCAGAAGCGACTTGCTTACGAATGTCTTCAGCCATATCTGTCTCACCCTTAACAGCTTTGCTAAGGTATTCAAAGACAGCTAGTTCAGCAGGATGGTTCATT